GCCCTTGCGGACGACGCCTTTCTTTTCCATTTGCCGACGAGCCGCGTTGCGGTCAGCTCGGTTAGCGATCTGTTCAGGACGCCCTTGGTAGTTGGCGTATTCCTTTTTGTAGTCACGTGCCATGATAGTTTGCCTCACAAAAGATGGCTTATTGTCCCACAGACGTGCCGTTTAGAACAGCCAGTAACACAGGACTTTGTTCCCTGAATGATGTGCCGGTCAGCGTGCTTGCAAACCGTGGGTGGTTCAGGTTCACAATGATGCAGTTGGTCTGGCCGGGGCTTCTGTCCTTGCAACCCTTGAACACAGTCACACGCTCGCGCTTAGAGATCAATGCACCATTGGCCTGCAGTTCACGCTCAATACGGTCGACGCTATCGCTCGTTCTGTTCAACCATGCCCTAAACAAAGTCAAGTTGAGCGCGACCACGCTACCGGGCATAACGGGGGTCTTCGCATCATAGACAACCTTGATACGTGCAACGGCTTTCTCTGGAGCGGGCTGTGTCACCTGTTCCTTGCCTGAGCCGTAGACCTCTGTGCAATGCACCAAGCGGTCGTTGTGTTCCATGAGGTACTGGCCGATGGTGTCGAACACGTCAGACTTACTCTCAATAGCGGCCTGACGAGTCTGCTTAACGCGCTCGATCATGAACTCGATCGTAGCATTGACGTCGAACGGGAACAAGCCCAAAGCCTGACCGATGCGCCCCATGCCCCATGATGCAATGATTAGCGTTCTATAGAAACGCTCTTGCGGCTCAAACACAAAACCAAACGTCTTAGCAAACGATGCCTCCGACCACTTCCACACAGGCTCAGGGCCGCCTTTGTCTATGACAACTTGCACAAGCTCAGGCAAAGCCCACCCGTTGTTCTTCTCAAGCAAGGCAAAGAAATCATGCCCATTGCTAGAACCGTCTTCACGTGTTGCAACAAATACACGGTCGTGCTGTAACAACTCAAAGCAACGCGCCTTCAACGGGTCGTTGCCCGCACGAGCGTTTTCAAATTTGTTGTAGAGCGAATCATTGGACGACATGTGAGTCGGCCCACCCCACGTAGCAGGATCACGCAACTCGCGATCTTTCGTCATGGAAATCTTTTCACGACCTTGGCTCAGCGTGTAGGCCATGTCGGCCATGTCGTTAACATCTGCAAGCGTTACCTCATCGATACAGCACGGCAGGTGGTTGAGCACACCGCGCATTTTGTACATCGCATTAGCTGTGTCCTTCTGGCTCAAAAACAAAGCCTTGGGGCTACCAATCAGACTATTAGCCGCAATTAGGGACAGTGACTTGCCAGTGGTTGTTTCATTTGAATAGATCGACACGATGGCTGTCGAGTTGCCCGCCGCAGGGCCAAGAATTCCTACAGTAGCAGTCAACAATGACACACGAATGTTGTCAGTGCCGGGCAAGGTAAGCATCTCCATTGCACGAACAAACTCAGAACGTTCACCATGCGGGCCAATGAGCTTAGCGTAATTAGCGGCAGGGCCACGCAGACGCGTGTCTGTTGCACCAATGCTTGAGCCAAGAATTGTTTGGCCGCACATGAACGAGCCGTCTTCTTGCCAACCGAAGTTAACGAAATCCAAACCTGTGGGCGCTTGCTGTTGCACCATGGATAAATAGTCCATCAAATAGCTCCTTACTTTTTCCTGTTGTCCTACGTTCTTAATATAGATTTGTTGGTTCAATAAGAACCCTGAGAAATCCTTGCCGATCGATGCAAGCACAGTGATCTCGTGTTCGGTTTCCTTCCACCCAGTCATCGGGTATTTGGTCAACAGCTTGAACGCTGACTTGCGACTTGCAGGGTCGTGGTACACACCAGTGATGTGCATCTCATAAGGGCTGACGTGGTCGAACTCAATAACCTCTTGTGCGACTTCATTGCCGTTCGCATCGGTTGTCGTGATCTCAGTCTTGACCTCACGCATGATGTTGTTGTTCTGAATCGCATAGCCCTTGGGCAGTGTGAACGTGAACTCTTCGCCTGCCGCAGTAACGACCTCAGTCTCGGTGGCAACGGACAACTGCGCAGGGCTTGTGATGTTTCCACGGCTTGGGCATCCCTCGCATCCCTTTGCACAGAACTGTTCGAACCTCGCACATGTTGTTGGGCCTGTACCGTTCCAACCGTTGAGCTTGTTCATGCTTGCGTCGAGATCGAAGTCAGGGTGTTTGCCTGCAATCTTGATGACAGCTTCTTTTACGTCCGTGCAATGTTTGGCCAGACCAAGCGAAGCACGCCAAAGAGGCTCATCAACAGACCGACCAGCAGCATCCAGAACTCCCCCAGACTCAACAAGGGCCCTGACTTGATTGCATCTGGAGGCCACTGCGTCAAGGACGACATCGTTGGAGTTGAGTACGGCATCAAGTATCGAGGACTTCCCACCTTTGCGTGACGATGTTGCCTTCTTAGCTGTTGGGCCTTTGTTAAACCACGGCTTGAGAATTGTGAAGAGCGAAGTAGGATCGTAGTCTGGGCAGTCCGCAACACACTTGACTTCCTTCCATGGCTGTTGCTTCTTATGATGCGTGCCGACGGGACGGAGCACCATGGACGGGTCGTGAATTTTAGATGTGTCAATTACAACTCCCTGCTCTTCCAACGCAATGCGCAATGCAATGGAGGCTTTCTCCCAGTGTTCTTTGCTGACGGTTTGTGTCAGCGGCCAGTACAGGTGCACGCCATTACCTGACGAGATCACCATTGGGTCTGGCATACCGATAGCCGCAAGCGCGGGCATCATGGCCTTCATGCCTTCGCCCTTGGTTGCGTACGGTGTTTTACTGCCGATGTCTAAGTCAAGTGCTAGTGCTTTAAACCAAGTGGCCTGCACTTGTTTACGTTCGATTTTTTCGCGGCCATCCGGTCGCGTGACTCTGTTGTTTGCGAATGCACCAACAGAAAAATAAATAGTTGTTTCGGGCTCTGCGTCCCACATTGAAATGTTTGCGACAGCTTCGTCGATGTCTGCAAACGAGCCGCGGTTCCAACCGAACCCACGGGGATTTTGGCCTGAGTGGTCAGGCTTGTGTGCCATGATGACGACTTCGTCACGTTGGGCAAATATACGAGTAAGAAAGTTTTTTGTGTCCAAGACAAGCCCCTAGATGAAAAACCCCGGAGTTACCCGGGGCGCGATTTAAGTTTTTATTCTATTACTCGTCAAACAAACTGTCGAGCTTTGCCGCTAATTCATCCGATGCTTTTACAGGAGCAACGACTGGTTTAGACGTCGGCGGACGTTGATGAACATTTACGGACGTTGATTCGTCTTCATATGCATCATCCACTGCTTGTTGTACTGGCGCAACAGGAGCCGCAATACTTTGCTTCGCTGTTGGTGCCGCAATAGCAGGCCCTGCTGCTTGAGGAGCGATTTGACGAGTGGCTACTTTAACAGAATCACTTGCGATCAAAGTGTCAACGCGAGAAATTGCTTTCTCAGGAACGAAACTCTTTTGCTTGAATGTGATCTTGGGGTAGCTAGCCGCATCATCAAAGCCCAACTCAGTGATAACTTCTTCAGGGCCAATGCCATAGTTGCCGAGTTCTTTGAAATATTCACGTAAGGCTTTCATGCCAGAGACGGGAACAGTCAGGCTGTATACCTTTGATGGGTCAGCCGCGGCAACCACTGCCAAGTGACGTTGGTCAGCACACATCTTAGACTTCGCACCAGAGGGCAGAACCTTAGAGCCAAGGACGTTGTTAGGGCAGTCAGCGCAACTTGTGTGCACGGGAGACTCGACACTAGCGTCAGCCTTGAGGCCATCGTTAGACCAGCAATCTGGACGTACGTTGTCAGCGGATGCATCGAACGCTTTAGCGTAGAACACTTTGGAGACACGTGGGTTTGCACCGACGATGATGGTGTCCAGTGTGACGCCTACAGTTGTCTCAACACCATCTTCGTTCAGGCGGTAACGACCTGCGCGAATGCTGATACGGGGAATGCCACCACCGCTGTCGTTGCCAACGATGGCAGATGCTACGGCTGATTTGGTACCCGCTTGTTGACGGGCGGCGATACGGGCTGCAATGTGTGCAGGTACTGTTGCAATGTTGCTCATGATTATTCCTTTGCTTGAGCTTTACGGAGATTGAAAACGCGAGTAGATGAGAAGTTGATACCGGGGGGTGGAGCGCCATTGGCTTCAATGAAACTCTTAACTCCCAGTTTCGATGCACGGGCTTCTACCATGTCCCAAGCATCGGTTTCCTTGCAATACGCAAAGAACTCTTCACGCGACGCAACCGTCGCGGTATGGTGTGTCGACCAATAGGCCGTACCAGAATTTGTCTTGACTGATTCGAGACCGTCTTCCTGCGCTTTGGCAGTCATCCAGTTCTCAACGGCAACAAGCTTTTCCATAAGCTTGGCCTTGTTTGCCTTGTGCTCGCGCTCGAGGGCGTCGATGGCACTGCGCACCTGCAGATATTTCTCTGCGGCTAATTCGTAGTTCATAAGTAAGTCCTAACTGTTTAACTATTCGTCACTGTTGATGCCTTGCACCAAATTCAAAAACTCCGCCAATGTGTTTTTCTTTGCGCGGAGCCGGCGGTAAAGCTCTGCCTCAAAGCCAGTGGCCCATATGTGCCACACAGTCGTCTTGCCAGTTGTTGTCAACCGGCGAATCCTTGCATTGGCTTGCTCATACTGCTCAAGTGAATAAATCGGAGCAAACCAAACAATGTCTTTCGCACGTGTCAAAGTCAATCCATGTGCCGCCACTTTCGGGTGAGCCAACAAAACCTGTGGCCTGTCCGTGTGTTGGAAGTCGTTGAAGATTTGGTTGCGATCGTTTTTGCTAACGTCACCATGAACCGATGCAACATCGTATCCATCAGCAGTTAACTTCGCGAGCAACTCATCTTGTACGCCTCGAAGCGGAACAAATATGATGACCTTGTCACCAATCTCATCTAGCAATTCAGTAAGTGTATTGTACCTCAAAGAGCCATCGATGGCAATCTTACCGGTCTCGCTATACACGACACCGCAGCTAATTTGCAACATCTTACTCAACACCACTGCCGCATTCGCAGCAGTCACCTCACCCGCCGCAAACACAGTCACGGCTTTGTCTTTCATTTCCTTAAACGCTTTTTGTTGTTGAGGTGTTAGCTCTGTCTTGCGACCAACGAAGTTAGTGTCAGGCAAATCCTTGCACTCGTCAAGCGAAAAGCGAATCGATGGTTGCAAAACTTTCTTGCATGTCTCAAGCGCGTCTTGACGCGGTGTCCACTTAAACGTTGTTACCTTCTGCATCACCATGTCTTTGAACGTCGTGAAGCTCTTGGGGCAAGTGGGTGAGTCCACTAAGCGTGCAAGTGTCCATGCATCCGCAGGCGTCTGAGAGATCGGCGTACCAGTGAGCAACCACAGCCATGGCTTGTGCATCTGCATC